GAACTGTTGCGTGAACGTCTAGGCTTGTTGCAAACAGTAGACCCATACATTGGTCGTTACTACTCTATGGAATGGGTACAGAAAAACATTCTTCAAATGGATGAAGAAGTTGTTGCCAAGATGCGTAAGCAAATTGCTAAAGAAGAAAAATTAGGTATCGGTGGACCAACAATGCCACCTGAAATGCAACAGCAACAACAAGCTGATGCAGATGCGTACCCACCAGAAGATAACACTACTGATGATGCTGCACAAGAGAGTAAAACTCCGCAGTTAGATTCTGACGTAGACCGTTTTACTGGCGGGACTAAATAATAAATAATTGGAGAACATAATGGAAACATCACAGTTTATTGACCAATTGGCGGCAGGACAAGCCGCTGATGCAAGACAAACATTAACAGATTTGTTGTCTGCTCGTGCATTTGAAGCACTTGAAGGCCGCAAGCAAGATTTGGCAAAGAGTCTATTCTCAGGCCAAGAAGTAGAAACACAAGAAGAAGTTCCTGCCGAGTAATGAAATCATTAGAACAATTTAAAGTTATTGTTGAGGAAGAGAAATCGGACTTTTCGAAGTTCGATGTTCTCGTTCGTGCTGGTCTGGCCAATAAGGCACAGATGCAACGTATTCACAAAATCTTGGAAAAGATGGGTGAAGACCATCCAACATTTAACAATGCCGACAGACAGATTGTTCAGAATCTTTTCAATAAGATGGTTGATTTGATTTCTAATAACAAACAAATTAACCAAATGGCACGCCGTGCTGTACATGAAGGTGTTGTTGATACCGCAGATTTCAAATTAGGTAAAGACGGCAAAAAGGTCAGAGCTCACCGAGTTGTTATCGGTAAAGAAAAAGAAGACGTACAAGACGTACAAGAAGAAATCGAATTGGTCGCAGAAAGTGGTATCAACTTCTACAAAGACCCACCTTTCATTCTTCTATTGAAACGTAAAGCTATCAGAATGTATCCTGATGGAACAAAGATTGCTTTGTACTACAACAAACAATATGACAAACACTTCACCATTCCTTATGGTGATAACATTGGTTCGACACCTATTCAAGCTGAAGAAACTCAGATTGAAGAGGCAGTTATGGATACACTCCATAAAATCGTCAATGAGAAACAAGTTAAACCTGTCAAGTTTGCCAATGGCCAAACTATGAAGGTAGACCATTTTACAGCATCTGCTATCACTCAAGTACACAATGCTTTGAATGATGCAAACAAAAAGAAGTTTGCTGATATGGTACACAAATCTAAAGAACACTTTGCAAAGGCATCCGACTTTGCGTTCAAACACTCTAAATGAACTTCCTAGACGCTATACTACATAATAGATTGGACGAAGCAAAACAGGCTCTGTTTGACCGTCTGGATGTTATTGTTGCTAAACGCCTTGAAGAAGCAAAGCGTTATGTTGCAGAAGATATGTTTGAAATGGTTGAAGAATTGGACGAAGCCGCACCAAGACGCAATGTGAACATTGTGAAAATGGGCCGAGTACAAAAGATTCGCCGTAGAATTAGACGTAATGCTAAGGGTAAGATTGTTGTCCAAAAGAACGTAAGACGTTCTGGCATTAAAGGTTATAGAATTTCAGGCAATACAGTTAAACGTATTCCTGCAACAGTAAGATTAAGAAAAGCACGCTTATTAAAGCGTTCATGGAAAACAACTAGAAAAGCGAAACTGCGCCGTACATTAATGAAACGTAAAATGTCAATGCGTAGAAGAGCATCAATAGGATTAAGATAAATGGCACATGAAGTAATTAACACCAAACGCTCATCATCAATCATTAGATTTGTTGATGCAGGTGCGACCGTATCACTTGCAAACTTGGCATACGATGCTAACGAGACTGTTACTGCCGCAAACATTCGTAAATTGGCATGGTCTACAAACGGCAGTATCCAGATTGCACGTAATGGTGTAAACTTGTTTACTCTGCACAATGCAGGCCAAATCTCTTTGGACGAATTCAACTATTCAGTTGCTAACAACAATACACAAAGCATTGTTGTTACAATCAACACAGGCGGTTCTTTGGTACTAGAAGTAACTAAAGAAGCAACATACGCCACACCATTAACAGGAATGTAATATGAAACTCATTAGAGAAAACATCGAATCTGTTAAGTATTTGACCGAGGCTTCAGAGTCTGGCAAAAAGAATCTATATATTGAGGGTACTTTCCTTGTAGGTGATGCAATCAACAAAAATAACCGTATGTACGAAATGCGTACACTACGTAATGAAGTTGCTCGCTACACGAAAGAACTTATCGAAACCAATCGTGCGCTTGGTGAGTTGGGTCATCCTGACACACCATCTATTAACCTAGAGAGAGTCTGCCACAAAATCGTATCTTTGAAAGAAGATGGTAATACGTTTTACGGCAAGGCACTTATCCTAGATACACCATACGGCCAAATCGTTAAGAACTTTATCGAAAACGGTGTTAACCTTGGTGTGTCATCAAGAGCTTTAGGTTCAGTAGCGATGACGAAAGAGGGTTATAACCTTGTTCAGGATGACCTCAGACTGGCGACTGCTGCAGATATTGTTGCTGACCCATCTGCTCCTGGTGCTTTTGTAAATGGCATCATGGAGAATAAAGAATGGATGTTTGTTGAAGGACGCTTCGTTGAGGCAGACTTTGATAACGCTAAAAGACAAATACAAAGAGCATCTTCAAAACAAATTGAAGCTGTTGCTCTAGGATTGTTTGAAAATTACCTACGAAAACTTTAATTTTATAAATAAGAAATCATAAGGAGATTCCTAATGGCATCAAATAAACTAATGGAAGCAGCGGCAGATATTCTTGCATCAAGCAAGTCTAAAGGCAAGGCTGACCCAATCCAAAAACCAGAAGGCGGAAGCGCTGTTGAACTTGGTGGTCCTGACCAGCAAGGTAACACCGTGGGTCAAGACCCATACGCTGATTCAAAAGTAGACGGTACTAAAGCAGCTAAATCTGCTACTGCACCAACTACAAAACCATCCGATGCATCGTCTGATACTCAAAACAAACCAGTTGGCGGTAAGAAGACAATGAAAGAAGATGAACAAGTTGAAGACGAAGTTATCGTTGAAGACAAGATTGACGTATCGGAAGATATCAACGCCTTGTTTGCCGATGATGCTACAATCTCAGAAGAATTTAAAACTAAAGCAGCTACAATTTTTGAAGCTCGTGTGCAAGATAAAATTGCCATGGTTTCAGAAGAAATTGAAGCTCGCTATGCAGGTATGCTTGAAGAAGCAGTTGAAGCAGTTAAGACTGACTTGACAGAGAAAGTTGATGATTTCCTATCATACGTTGTTGAACAATGGATGGAAGAAAACCAAATCGCTATCGAATCTGGTCTACGTGCTGAATTGACAGAAGACTTCATCGGTGGCTTGCGTAACCTATTCGCAGAACACTATATTGATGTACCTGCTGACAAGGTTGACCTCGTTGAAGAACTTGCTACTAAAGTTGAAGAACTTGAAGGCAAACTTGACGAAGAAATCGAACGTGGTGTAAGCTTTGCTAAGGCATTGGTAGAATCACGTAAGAACGAAATTGCTCGTGTAGTTTCAGAAGGTCTTACAGACACTCAAGTTGAAAAAATCAAAGCGCTTGCAGAGAGCGTTGAATTCTCCACAGAGGACGAATACAAAGAGAAACTTGAAACAATCCGTGAGAACTACTTCCCTTCAGGTGTTAAAAAGGCAACTGAAGCACAATTGAACGAACAAGTTGAAGACGAAGCAGAGAAGAAAGTCATCGCTGACCCATTCGTTGCTATGGTCTCTCAAGCAATTTCTAAAACAAAAATTTAATTAAAACCCCAAGGAGATAATATGTATTTGTCCGAATCATTACAAAAGAAATGGGAAGGCGTTCTCGACCACGCCGACCTACCAGCAATTAAAGACCCATACCGTAAAGCGGTTACTGCGGTTGTGTTGGAAAACCAAGCAATCGAGATGCAAAAGTCTGGCCAGATGCTTAACGAAGCAACTCCAGCTAACGCTGCAGGTACAGGCGGCTTCGGCGGTTCTGCTGCTTCAGGCGGTCCAGTTGCCGGTTTCGACCCAATCCTAATCAGCTTGGTTCGCCGTTCATTGCCAAACCTCATTG